TCATGCGCCTTCTCCCTTCCATTCGGGCCATTTGATCTCGCGCTCGCGGATGGCCTGCGCGGCCTGCTCCTCGAGGTGCCATGGCAGTTCCTCGAAGACGTCCTCGAACATGGTGTGGAACGGATGGTGCAACCCGTGGCCGAGGACACCGTTCTTCTCGGCCTCCTTGGTGGCGAGCTTCACCTGTTCGACCAGTTCGCGGTCCATCGCCTCCTGCTGCGCCTCCGACCACTCGCCAAGGGCGATGAGGTGCTTCTTGAGGCGCATGATCGGATCGCCGAGCGGCCATTCCTCGCGCTCCTGCGCGGAGCGATAGGCGCTGGGATCGTCGGAGGTGGAGTGCCCCTCGGCGCGGTACGTGAAGTGCTCGATCAGGGTCGGCCCCTGATTGGCGCGGGCACGGTCAGCGGCCCAGCGCGAGGCGGCATAGACCGCCAGCGCATCGTTGCCGTCCACCCGCAGCCCGGCAATGCCGTAGCCGGCCGCGCGCGCCGCGAAAGTCGTGCGCTCGGCCCCGGCAAACCCCGAGAAGCTGGAGATCGCCCACTGGTTGTTGACGACGTTCAGCACCACCGGCGCGTTGTAGACCGCAGCGAACGTCATCGCAGCGTGGAAGTCGCCCTCGGCGCTCGATCCCTCGCCGACGAAGGCGGTGGCTATGCGGGTATCGCCCTTGATCGCGCTGGCCATCGCCCAGCCCACCGCCTGCGGATACTGCGTGGCGAGGTTGCCCGAGATGGAGAAGAACCCGTAATCCTTGGCCGAATACATGACCGGCAACTGGCGGCCCTTCAGCTTGTCCGCGCGGTTGGAGTAGATCTGGTTGACCATCTCCACCAGCGGATACCCGCGCGAGATCAGGATGCCCTGCTGGCGATAGGTGGGAAACACCATGTCGTCATGCGCGAGCGCATGGGCATGAGCGACCGAGATCGCCTCCTCGCCGGTGCACTTCATGTAGAAGCTGGTCTTGCCCTGCCGCTGCCCGCGGTACATCCGGTCGTCGAACGCACGGGTCAGTGCCATCGTGCGCAGCATCCGCCGCAGCGTCTCGGCATCGAGGCCCGGGTTCCAGGGGCCGACCGCGCGGTCATCATCATCGAGGACACGAATCATGTCGGTGGTCATCGGCCAGGTCTCGCTGGCCGGGCAATTCTCGTCCGGGCGCCCCAGTTGTCCTGCAGGCGGCACCGGGAGATGCGAATAATCGACGACGTCGCCGGGCCGGTATCGAGGCTCGGGTACGTAGAGTTCCAGCGGCGGGAGATTCCCGCGCGCCCTTCCCGTATCTGGTGCCGTTTTTTCGGCCATTTCAATGCTCTCCCGCCAAGGTCGGGCCGTCGGAACCCGCCCCGCAACAGGCGAAGCAAAATTCCACGGTTAAGTCATATTATTTCAAACCTTGGTAATGTCAATTACACCGCAACCGGCGCGGCGATATGCGCCTGGGGGGCATATCCGGCGACTTCGAAGTCCTCGATCCGGTAGTCGAAGATCGAATCGGGACGCCGGAGAATAGCCATCGTCGCCTCGCCTTCCGGCTCGCGCGAGAGCTGTTCTTCGACCAGCGCCGCATGGTTGAGGTACAAGTGGACATCACCACCGGTCCAAACGACCTCACCGGGTTCAAGGTTGCATTGCTGCGCCATCATCCGCGTCAGCAACGCCAGCGACCACATGTTGAAAGCGAAGCCGAGGCCGAGGTCGCAGCTGCGCTGATAGAGCAGGCACGAGAGCCGCCCGTCCGCGACATGGAACTGGTAGGTCTTGTGGCACGGCGGCAGCGCCATCGAATCGAGTTCGGCGACGTTCCATCCCTCAATGATATGGCGACGGCTGCCGGGGTTCTTGCGCAGGCTCTCGATCACCTGCGCCACCTGGTTGATGCCGGGACCGCGCCGGAACAGACCTTCGCCGACAGGCTCATACGTGTCCCAGTCCACCCACTGCTTGCCGTAGACCGGGCCGAGATCGCCCCAGGCCTCAGCGAACACCTCGTCCGCCACGATTCGCGCGGAGAAGTCCTTGCGGCTGATCTCCTCGCCCGTTTCGCGGCGATAGCGGTCGAGCGGCCAGTCGGTCCAGATTTCCACCCCCTGCGCGCAGAGCGGCCGGATATTGGTGTTGCCCGTCAGGAACCACAGCATCTCGCGCGTGGCGGTCTTCCAGTAGACGCGCTTGGTGGTCAGCAGCGGCATCGCCCCACCCGAGAGGTCGAACCGGATCGTCGCGCCGAAGACCGAGCGCGTGCCGACCCCGGTGCGATCCTGCCGCTCGTCGCCGTGCTCCCAGATGCGGCGCATGAGGTCGAGGTATTGCCATTCCCAATGCGGGGTTGCGGTGGAGGCGGTGCGAAGCGCGGTCGTGGTCATGGCATCAGACTATCCGCCCGCGCGCGCCGGCGAAAGCACCCGCGCGCGATGCTCCCCAGCGCAATCAGCCACCATTTTCACAAGGTTGAAGTTTTTGCCGAAAAGCCCCTTGCCACCCCCGGAAGTGCCCTATATAGGCGCCCTCCTGCCCGGGGCGGTCTTCGGATTGCCCCTCCGGTCGGGGAATAGCTCAGCCTGGTAGAGCACTGTCTTCGGGAGGCAGGGGCCGGAGGTTCGAATCCTCTTTCCCCGACCAATTTCGCCTTATGGCGGGCATAGAAACCCAGCGGAAACGCTGGGTTTTTTGCTGTCTCGACCACATCTTTAGATACCTCATGAACAGGGGCTCAAGGTTCCAACTGAACCTAGGCGCGCTTGCGGATGACGTTGGCTACTTCGGTCAGGAACTCGGGACTGAACCGGGCATAGTGCTTCTGCGTGGTGCGATCGTCGTCGTGGCCCATGAATTGCGCCAGTTTCGGCATCGAGACGCCCGCTTCAGCCGCCCAGACAGCGCCGGTGTGACGCAGCGTGTACGGCGTCGCATAGACACCGCTCCTTTCGGTGGCCGCCTGGAACGCCTTCTTGATGCAAGCGATGGGTTCGCCGCCGCGCTCGACGACCGATTCGCAGCTCCGGCCCGAGTAGGCATCCTGAAGCCACGGCAGCAGGTCGTCAGCGATCGGAACGACGGTGCGGCGCTTCGCGGTGCGGAGGTGACCGGGCGGCGTGAAGTCGATCTGCCTGCGCATGAAGTCGACGCGGTCCCACGTGAGCTGCAGGATCGCGGTCGGCCGGGCCATCGTGTAGAGACCGAGCATCACATAGAGCTTGGCGTGCTCGGCCTTCACCGACGCGAAGAACTTGTCGAACTCCTGATGGTTCAGATGGCGGCGCTTCGATTCGGCGGCCTGAGGAAGCCACACCGGGATGCGGCCCGGCAGCTTGGGACCATTCTTCACCGCCCAGCCCAGCGCCGTCGAGAGCTGCATCAGCTCATACCGGATGGTCGAGGGGCCGGCGCGGCGCTGGTCGTGATAGTCCTTCGCCATCTGCTCATCGATCAGGCGCGGATCGACCCGTTCCCAGAAGCCCTTCATGGCCTTCCACGCATCCTTGCGCCGACTATACGACGGCTTCGCTTCGATTGTGGCGAGGTAGCCGATCATGATCCGGCCCACGGTCCACGGTGAATCGTCGCCGCTTTGCCAGACCTGTCGCGCTTCCGCCTCGGCGCTCGCGCGATCACTCGCCTCGAGCGAGGTGCGGCGTCGCTTTCGGCTCCCGTCGTCTGCAACGTCCCACCAGACGAGGGCGTACCCTCCCCGGAATCGCTGGACGGTGTAGGTATCGTCTCCATCGACTTGCATTCGTACTTCTCCACTTCGGCCACGCTGATTCGGATCAGCGTTCCCAATCGGAAACACTGCAGCGCGCCGCTGTCTATGAGCTTGCGCACCAGGGCGGTGCTGCAGCCCCAGCGGTCGGCGAGCTGCGCGACCGAGAACGGGGCGGGGGTGTTGATGTTGAAGGGTAGCGTGGCTCTCACAGGAACATGTCCCTCTGCTTGCCATGGTTCACCGGCAGCGCGGCGACCTCGGCGGTGATGATGTCGGAAACGTCGAGGCCGAGCCGCACACCGATGTCGCGGACGTGGGCCTCCTTGAATTCGATCGACAGCGACGGCATCCCCGCGTCGCGCGCGGCGGCGGCGGTCGTCCCGGTACCCGCAAACGGATCGAGAACGAGCCCGCCGGGCGGAGTGATCAGCTCGACCAGCCAGCGCACCAGCGAAAGCGGCTTCACCGTCGGGTGTGTGCGAATCGCTGGCTGATCGTTGGCCAGCACCTCCTCTTCATGGCCGCATGCCGTCTTGCCAAGCGTGTGCACGCCGCAGATCCGGCATTCGAAGATGCGTTCGCCCTGCGTCGCCTTCGACGAGAAGTAGAAGCGCGCGGCGGTGCCGCTGTCGCCCTGGAACGTCGCGCCATTGTCGCCGTTGCCCTTGCAGACGCCGTAGATGCTGCCGAACTTGTCGGTGCCGCGCTCGGCGACGGGGGCAGCCGCGCCGCGATCGCCGAAGCCCGCGAAGTATTCCAGCACCTCGGCGCTGCCGTCATGCAGGACGTTGGCTGGGAAGCGGCCGAGCTTGCGCGCCTTCTCGACACCGGCCTGCAACCGGTCACGGTGCGCGGCGATCGCCTCCGGATCGCTCATCCATGGCCGACGCCAACCCGCATGATGCGTGCCGACGTTCACGCCGTTGCGATTCTGGCCGCCACCGTCGAAGTCCTCGCCCGCCTCGATGGCGATCCGGCACAGGTCGATGTTGATGGCACCGACGCCCCAGCGCACCACGTTCGCCGCGATGCTGCTCTCGCTAATCGGCTTCTGCGCGAATACGATGGGCTCGATGGCAGGCTTGAGCGCGGTGCCCATGACGCCGTCGTCGGTCGGGATCTTGTGGGACTTCGGGAAGCCGGTGGCATAGAGCCAGCCCAGCATGTCGCGAATCTCGAAGCCCGCATCCTCGATAGCGCAGGCCATGCGATGGTAGCCCTTGGTCGCGGCGAAGGCGACGAGGTGCGCGCCGGGCTTCATCACGTCGTAGACGCGGCGCCAGGTATCGACCTGAAAGGCGATGTCGCCGCCGTCCCATTCCTCACCCATGAAGCCAGCGGACGCACGGGCATAGGCGCCCGTTGCACCAACTTGGGCCGGAGCCGCATCGGAACCGCCGAAGCGCGCAACGATGCTGGCGAGGTGATAGGGCGGATCGGTGCAGACGGAGTCGACGAGGACGCCGTCGCGCGCGAGCTGGCGCATGGCCTCGATGCAGTCGCCGTGAATGACGCGGACGGTGTTCACCGTTTCGCTCCCCTATTGACCGAAACGTCAACAATTCCGCGACTTTGCAATGCGTGATACGCTCGATTCGACGAGGACAATCGGAGTTCGATATGGATAGTATTCAGGCTAGGTATGTCCGCAGACTGGCATACATCACCGCCCTTGCTGATGAGCGTCGTAAGTCCTCGCTGCTTACGGGGAACATCGCCTCCGCAGATCATCACAACCGTAGGCACGGCATGCTTTACCGGCATTACAATGAGGTCTGTTGCCGGAACATCTCGGCATATCGCTAGGCTGTCGGAGATCCGGCGGAAGCCTTTCGCGGGACGACGCGAGGAGATCTCTCCCCTCCCTGCTGTTCCGGCATAACGCCGTCCCGCTTCGGATTGGCTTTCGGGTGCGCGCAGCGCGCTGCCGGTTACATGGCGGCCTCCTGGGTTCGAGGGGGGTTGGGAGATCATGCCGCGACAGCCTCCCGATCAGCGATTTGGTCGGCCATGTTGGCGCGCACGAGCGCTTCCGAGAGCGGCGGGCAAACGCTGTTCCCGCACTTGGCAACCTGCGCCGTCTTCGTGATCGGCTTATTGTGCGCGTCAAACTCGATCTGGTAGTCGGCCGGGAAGCCTTGCGCGTTGAACAGCTCGCGCGGGCTGAGCATGCGCATTCCGATATCGACGATGACGTATTCCTCGCCAGCGATCGTCACGATCACCAGACCGAAGCGATCCTGCACGGTGACAGTGCCGAGCGGGTTGGACAGACCGTGGCCGTCCTCCTCGTTGCCGTAATACTTGATGAGGAACGCGCGGATCTCGCCCATATGAGTGCCCTCGGCGCTGATAGTGCTCACCGGCTCTTCGACACTGCCGACGCTGCTCCGGATATGAGCGTCGGTGGTCCCGCGCAGCTTGATCATGTTCGAGGTGACGACCTGCTGATGCGACCCGCTGATGGTGACGGTGCTGAGCGGGTCTTCAGCGGACCGGCCAGCCTTAACCCCCTTCCGCTCGCTGTTAGCTTGGGCGAGGTGCGCGCAGACGACAGCATGACGCGGCGCGCCCGCCATGACGGTGTGCAGTGGCTCGGTCGGATCGACGCCCTTCCCGTTCTGCGCAAACTTCTGCATGAAGGCCGCGACGACGCACGCGTCCGCCTTTGCCGTGGTGGTCGGGTAAGGCTGCTCTGGACCCGTGGGACCGCTCTGCCCGCGCCTTCCGCCACAGCCGACGATCACCGGCGAGACGACAGCCTCCACGACGCAGTTCTGATCCTTGTTCGATGCCGTGACGGTGTGCATCGGATCTTCGACAGACCGATTCGCCCCGCCTTGCTGGGCGTAGGTGGCGAACGGCGCGGCCGACACTTCGACAACGCTCAGCGGCGCGCTGCCGCCGGGGCGCTTCACGTAGCTGTTCGCCGTCACGGTGTGCAGCGGTTCGTCCACCTCGTGCCCGATGGCTCCGGAGCGGAACTTCGTAACGTGCGGCATCACAACCGCCATCTCGCCCCGGTTCGCCCCGGTCACCGTCGGGAGCGGCTGGTCACCGCTGTAGGACCGGCCCGGCGCACCGTGATGCGTCAGTGGCACGATGAACGGCGACGGGTTGTTGGCCACGAACTTCATGATGCCGTGCGCGATCCGGCGCAGGGTCTTCTCGGCCAGCGGCTTCTTGCGGTCGAAGATCGACGGGCACGGAATCGACCAGTCGATGATCTCCGCCGCCGTGCGCCACGGCTTGCGCTTTCCGCTCAGCACCTCGGGGGAACCCGGCTTGCCATGCGTGGGCTCGGGCCAGACGATGGGCTTGCCGTCGCAGCGTGCGATCATGAAGAAGCGCTTGCGGATGGTCGGCGCGCCGTAGTCGCAGGCGCGCAGTTCTTTCCACTGAATCTTGTACCCGGCCTTGCGCAGCTCGCGCTGCCACTTGTCGAACGTCTCGCCCGCTCGCTCCTTGATCGGGAAGCCGTTCTCGCAGAGCGGACCCCAGGTGCGGAACTCCTCGACGTTTTCCAGCAGGATCAGCGCCGGGCGAACCTTCTGCGCCCAGAGCACCACAACCCATGCGAGGTCGCGGATCGACTTCTCGCGCGGCTTGCCGCCCTTGGCCTTGCTGAAATGCTTGCAGTCCGGTGAGAACCACGCGAGGTCAACGGGCTTGCCGCCAGTCACGTCGCGCGGGTCGATCTGCCAGATGTTGTTCCTGATGTGACGAGTTCCGGGGTGATTGGCCTCGTGCATCCGGATCGCCTCTTCATCGTGGTTGATGGCGATATCCACGGCTCGGCCCAACGCGGCCTCGATACCGGTGCTGGCCCCGCCGCCGCCTGCGAAATTGTCGATGATGAGGCCGTGCATGTAATCGCCTTTCTGAATGGGGGAGTGAGGTTGGAGGGCTTCCCCACGCGGCCCTCGGCGCGTCCGAATTCACCGCGGAACTGCGGTTTGGGGATGGGAGCGCCGGAGGACTTGATCTCCTTTCGGCTGAGCGCTCCCGGCGATCAAAATGGAATGTCGGGGTCGCGCAGGTACGCGCGCTCGGAGTTGAACTTCTCGGAGACGCGGTGGAGTTTGCCGACGATCTGCTCGATCTCTTCCTTCGGCGTCCGGTCCCCGAAGCGGAGGGCGTCGTAGACCATCTCGAACTCGCCCTCGGTGAGGACGACGCCCAGCTCGCGGTCGTGAAGACCGATCAGCCGCTTCTCGCCGGAGGCCAGCTCCTTGAGCCAGTTGCGTGCGCGAAGGAGCTTTTCACCAAGACCAAAGGTCTGGTCGTGCTCGTCAGTCTGCCGGGCCGCGCTGTAGCCTCGGAACCACCACAGTGCATCGGCGAGAGTGTTGTCGGTCTGCTCGTGAGACATCGGAAAATCCTCAGAAAGGGATGCAGTCGTCGCAGCCGCATTCGGCCGGATGGCCGGGTACACCGCCGGGAGAAGCGGTCAGGAACGACGGCAGCTCATCGGCCGAGGGCAGCGCCAGCGGCGGAATGGTCGCGGCGACGCACGCCGGGAGCTGGTACGTCTCCATCGGCCGGCGCGCATAGGCGGTCGCGACATCCACTGGCGTGAGCTGGTAGAGCGAGTTGCCGCTGATCATGATCGGCCCGAGCATGACCCGGCCGAACAGCGGCTCGATCTGCAGCATCTTCGTGCCGAATCGCTCGATTTCGAGGACGCGGCCGACGTAGGTCCGATGCCCAAGCTGCTCGACGATGGCGTAGTCGCCCGACGGCATCTCGGAGACGTCGTTGATGGAGGTGGTGTCAGACATCGATCACCTCCCGGTTGCGGCTCTCCGCGAACGAGCAATTCTCCTCGCCCTCGACGTCATCGTTCCACGTGCGCGCTTCGATGATCTCGATGCGCCCGCTCTCGGCATAGTCGCGCCGACCGATCTCGATAGCCTTCTCGCGGGTGGGAGCATCTTCGGCGAACTCGTCGCTGTCGGGGCTTCCGACCCACCAGCGCCAGGGGTCCATGGCATCATCGCCGCGGGCTTCGCGCCACTGAGCGAGAAACTGTTCCTCCTGATCGCCCCACTCTCCACAATTGTAGAGCGAGCCCAACATGGTCTCGATGGCGATGTGGGTTTCGGGTCGGAGCCCGACGAAGGGGTTCGTATCAACCACAGGCGTTCTCCTGCACAGCGGGAAGGTTGCGGAGGCGAGCGACCTCGTGCCGGATTGCCCAGCCAAGGTCCTGCGCGCCCTGCTCGTAGCTGGCGGCCAGTTCGTGCTGGCCTATCTCCCGCCGCCGGGCCGCGCAGTTAGCGCGGGCGGCGACGAGGGCTTCGTGCGAAGCCACGAGCGGCGGCAGCGGGGGAATGGGGCCGTGGCCACCTTGCGCCATGGCTCAGCGCCTCCCGATCATGACGGCGACGAACGTTAGGATGCGCGACGCACCCTCCGTTACGATCGCAAGGAGGATCGCGGCGCCGATAAAGGTCCAGAAATCGGACAATACGAAGCGGAGGATTTCGAGCATGGCTCAGGCCCCCACCAGCTTCGGCTCGATCAGCGCCCACCAGTCGCCGACGGTCTTGCCCATCTCGACATCGGTGAAGGATTCGGCCTCGGCGTCGCTGATCTCGATGCCGAATTCCTCTTCGAGCGCCATCGAGATCTGGATCGCGTCGAGGCTGTCGGCGCCGAGGGCGGCGAGAGTGGGTGCCAGCGGGTCCTTCTCGCCCGCCGGGTCGCGGGCCAGCTCATGATAGATCGTGGCGACGGCGCGCTGGCGCAGTTCGTTGGGGGCCATCGTCTCAGCCCTCCGCCTGCAGCTTGCGCTTCTTGTCGGCGATGTCGCGATCGATGCCGCGCATCAGGTTCGGGTCGCCCTGCTCGACGGAATCGCGCAGACCGTTGCACCAGTCGCGGTCGATGCCCTCAACAGCGCGCACCGACTTGGCACCGGCCAGCTTTTTGCGAAGTTCGCGGACGCCTTCAAGGTAAGGAGCCTCGGGCTCATCGCCGTTCGCATGCTGCTCGCCCATCTGGCCGTCGTCGCGGCCTTCGCGGGCGTTGGGGTTCTCGGGCGAGAAGGCGCCATCGTTGCCCGCGTCGAGCTGGCGGGCGGTTTCCTCGTCAACCTGCGTGAAGCCGCGCTCGTCGCGATCGAAGATCTCGCCGGTCTGCGGGTCAGCCTGCCGGTCGAAGTTCGGGATCTCGTCATCCAGTTCGCGAGCGAGTTCGGATCGGTTCGGGAGCGACCGAGGCTCAACGGGCTGATAGTTGCCTTCGATCACATTTTCGTCGCCCTCGGCCTGTGCCGACACACCAAAGGCGATACGCACGCCTTGGATGAGCGCACGGTTGCGGAGCATACGACGGGGCATCAGCTTCCACGGCTCAGTCCCGCGCTTGCACTCCTCCATGAATTCGATCGTCTTGATCGGGTGGTCGCGGTCCTTGCGGTAGATGATGGACTCGATCGCGCTGACGTTGTCGCCGTCCATCGTGTATTCGAACTCGATACCGTCGAATTGCGGATGGGAGTTCATGATCTTGATCCACCCGTCGACCGAGATCATTGGCACGATGCCGCCGCCCTTGCCGGGGAAGGCATAGATTTCCTTCGTCAGCGGATTGAGCCCGTAGGCGTTGGCGACGATCACGAGCGCGATGAACTCGGACTCGTTCCGGCATCCCTTGAAGACGGTCTCGAGCAGCGATTCCCTGAGGCCAGCGGGACTGACCTCAAGCCGCCCAGCCAGAGCTTCGAGGGCATTGCGCGGACGCTTGGACTCAGTCTCTCGAGCCGCGATCGCGCGCTGCTGGCTGGCTTCTATCTGCTGGGCTTCATTGGAATATGCGCGCTGTCGCGACGCGGATGCGGTTCGCATGTTAAAATTCTCCGGTGGAAATGAGGGTCAGCGGAAGTTCGCCTTGGACACCGGCCAGATGCGGACGCCGGTGATCTCGCGCTTGCCCGCGCGGATAAGTCGCGCGATGGCCTTGTCGACGGCGTCCTTGACGCGGTCGTCGTCCTTCACGGCACGGAACGCCTTAGCGTAGTCATCGACGTGGCTCTGCCATTCCTGCTTGCCGGAAACGGCGGCACCAGCATCGGAACGGACGGGCTCGGCCTTCGCAGGCGCAGCCGGGGCGAGTGCGGCATCCGCCATGGCCTGTTCGGCCTCTTCGCGGGCGAGCGCGGCGCGGCGCTCGGCAGCAATGCGCTCTTCTGCACTTGCAGCGCTCGCGGCGGCCTTGGCTGCTTCCTGCTCGGCGCGCTGCCGCTCCATCTCCGCGGCACGTGCGCGCTCGGCGGCAGCGCGCTCCTCTGCGGCGATACGCTCCCGCTCTGCGCGCGCCCTCGCCTCACGCTCCGCCACGAAGTTGTTCGCGATCTTCTCAACCGTGCGCTTGGCGGCTTCGACGCGATCGAACAGCCCGTTCTTTTCGGCATCGACGAGACGCCCAGCGAGTAGATGCGGGGCCTTCACAGCGGTGTGCACGGCGCCGATGTGCTTGAGCAGCGCGCGGTATGCGTTGACGAGATCACCGCAGCGGGCCAGCTCATCGTCACTGCTGGCGACCGCCCTTCCCGCAGCTTCGACGTACTGATCAAGCTTGGTCAGGAAATCGGGACGTTCACGCAGCAGCTCGGCGCGGAACTCTTCCGGTATCAGGGCTTCGAGCGGCGGCTTGTTATGCCCGAGCCCGGCGGGCGCGCTGGCGGGGTTCTCGCCCGGCAGGATCTGGGGTTCTTCCTTGACGGCCTGCTTGATGGGCATGGCGGTTCCTTTCGGGGTGGTCAGAAGGGGAGCGGCGCGGACGCCGAAAGAGGGTCGTGGCGCCGTCCGATCTGGGCGTAGGCGCTGTCGGGAGCGTTCTCGCGCGCCCAAGCGCGGCGGTTGATCAGCGCGCGGTATTCCGCCTCGGTCACCGGGTCCTTGGCGCAAGCGGGCCAGACGCGATCAAAGTCGACCGGCTCGCCGTCGAACTCGGCCTGCCAGCGCCAGGAGCGGTCCAGCTCCTCGCCGGTCACCGGATCGAACGGCGGGCCGTACCAGAGGCGAACACCACCCCTGACGGTGCCCTGCCCGAGCCGGAACCGGTAGAAGCCCGCTACGGGGGTCTCGACATCGACGCCGCGCGCCGCCGGGGCGAACTGGCGCGCGTCGGCATAGGTGGTGTGGGCGCGGCTCACAGCGGGACTCCGGCGCAGAAGCCGATCGCCAGGACGAGGCCGAGCACGAGGATGGGAAGGACGACGCCCTCGCCCGACGTGGGATTGTTGGACCCGGGGACCATCAGACGTGATCCTCCGGGTCCATGCGACCCGCAGGGGCGGCGGGGTAAAGGAGGAGGGCCGAGACGGCGGCTACGCACACGAAGCCCGCCATGAGCATGCCGACGAAGACGATGCCCGCGAACGACGGGCTCAGCACGAAGGCGCGGAACCGCGGGTTTCCGTCGAGGAACCACAGCGACCAGTAATGGAAGGCGAAGAGCGCGATGGCGGTCAGGCCAACGCCGAGGGCGATGCGCTTCATGCCGCACCGCCCGGGGCGTTGACCGCCGAAAACCTCTGGACGGAATCGACGACCAGAGGCCGCAGCATCGACCAGACCCGGTCGGCAACGACGTCCGGAGCTTCCTTGTCTCCGCCCATCATGAAGTGAACAGCGAGCACCGAACCAGCGGCAGCGCCAAGAGCCGATGCCGCACCGGAAAAGGCAACCTGTGTCATTGGGGTTGCACCGCCGACCAGCGCCATGTTGCGGTGGATCGCTGCGGAAACATCGTCACCGCACTTACGGGCGATGTCGCGAGTGATCTGGTCGATGCTCACTGTGCACCGCCCTTCTCGCGCTCGGCGAGCATGGCGTCGGCAAGCGAGTAGCAAATGCTAGCGATGTCGGCGTTCTTGATGGTTGGAGCGACGGTCGGGTTTGCGGTCATGCCAGACAGCGCCTGCCCCGCGAACCAGTCGCGCAGGCTCATGCCCCCGAAAGCATCATCGATCGCGCTGCTCGGGAACGCGCGGAAGGTAGCACCCGCGCTCATGCCGCCACCGCCCGGCGCTCAGCCGAGATCGCGCGGTCGATGCACTGATCGTCCCACGGCCCCGAGCATTCGCGGCCCGGCTTCTCGGCGAAGCCGATGCGCACGAGGAAGTCGAACCGCTCCTGCGTCGGCGTGAAGGCCGAGCGGAACCGCGTCACCGGGACAGGGACGTCGACCTCCGGCCCGCGAGCGATGTGCTCACGAACGCGGTCGTTGTTCTCCTGCGGGAAGATCTCGCACAGCGTCCAGCCCTGGTACGGCGAGATGCCTTCTACGGGGTGTGCGTCTGTGAAGCGGGAGCCGGTCGGCGCCGGCTGGGGTGCGTGAAGCATTGCCATCTCCGATCAGGCGGGTGCCTGTTGGAGATGGGGTATATTTCATACCCGAATGCGTCAAGCGAAAAAGGTAGGTTTTATACCCTTAGGTGCGCGCAGCCTTTATGTGACCGCCTACTAAGCGGCCCATAGTTATCGCGGCATGCCACTCAGCAGAAAAGCGGCGAGCAAAAATAGCACCAGGAAAATGCCAACAACGCCCATAACCGTGTTGTCTTTATCGGAAGCCGAGCTTTCCTCTGGTGAAGTTTCCACCGCATCTTCCGCGACCATCTCTTGGAACTCATGCCCGCAGTACCGGCAGACTTGGGCAGCTGGCTGAACGGCCTCGGCGCACCGCGGGCATATCTTCTTGGCCCCGGTTGATACTTGCTTGGCGGTCTTCTCGGCTTCTCCGCCCATGAAGCACGCGATGAGAATGCCGAACGGCCCGAACAGAATGCCAAGTATGAACCCAGCTCCACCAGCAGCACCGCGGCTGCTTGCGATCGCAGCGGCGACGAACCCGCAGACGATCCAAATGACGATGTAGACTTCCACCCTAACCCCCGAAGCTATTTCAAATCAAAAACGCTCCGATGTACGCGGCCAATGACTGTCCACGACTGCCGCTTGTTCAAGAAAATAGTCTTGTTCAGCGGGTTCGTTGAAAATGGTTCCAATCGTTCCACCGGATCGTCGTAATAGCGCTTATAGGTTGTCTCACCGCGCGTCGAAAACAAATAGTAGCCGCCATTTACAGGTTTTCGTTCAGTCGCATTCACGAAAATCCGAGACCCCTCCGGTGAAACGCGATCCATGCTATCGCCTTTCACCGTCGTAGCGAACCACTCGCCGGGCCCGAGATGATCGGTTATCGCCGTTTCGACTTCAGCCAGATCGTGCATCGCCGTGATGTCTCCAAGCTGACCCGCCTGCACCCATCCAATAAGAGGGACTTCGGATACCGGTCGAGCCTCCACCTGCGCTATCGGGCGCATGGGTGGCGTCCCCTCGAAAAGCCACTCTGCGCGGACCTTCAGGCGATGTGCATAAACGAGCGCCTTCTTGTAGCTGAAGCGCATACTCCCATTGGCGTTGCTCTTCAGCGTATCGTACGACCAGCCATACCGGTCGCTCAGCTCCTTCTTTGAGAGCCCGGTTTCTTGAATCGCTTGGTTTAGTCGGTCGGCCTGTTCGCTCATGTTAGTTTGGCTAACGGTGCGGCGGGTATGTGTCATACCGAATGCGATTGACTTGGCGGGGTATGTTTTATACCTCTCGCCGCATGACAGCTGCGACATCGCCCGAACAGCCGTCCCACAGGGACATCATCGCCCGTAGCGGCGGCCCGGCAGCGACCGGTCGACGCATCGAGGTTGACCCCAATACGGTGAAGGGCTGGAACCGCCTCAACAGCATTCCGGCTGCTCATTGGCAGCGCATCACGGATGAAGGCTTGGCTTCGCTCGAAGAGCTGGCAGCGGCTGCTGCATCCAAGCTGACCCCCGCCACCCCCTCCTCGGAGGCGGCGTGACCATGGAACGCCCAGCCCCGGCAACGCCCGATATCCTCACCGAGCTGCAGGCCGCGATCACGCAGATCATCGCCGAACTGCGCGAAGGTCACGAGCGAGAAGGCCCCACGGCTGCATACTTCGCTGGCGTCGCCCGGCTGGGCAACGTCATCGATCAGTTCAACGGGTTCTCCGAAGCGCTCGCTCCGCGCTCCTTCAAGGACACCTTCTGAGTGTCCGGGTTGCCTCACGAATTTTGCGAGAAGCTTGACCGTGAACTCTGCGCGGTTGCGGGTCGCGTCTGGGACCAATGCGCCGCCTTCATGACTGTTCGCGGCCTGCTTCCTGAGCAAGTACTCGGACCCCGGCCAACATATCCGCGATCCAGTAGCCCCACTTCTCACGAAGCTCTGCGAGCATCGCGCTCTCTCCATCGGCATGAGGAAGGGTAAGCTTTTGCGCCAGATCCTCAACCTCGCCGGGTGTGATGCGTCCGTCTTTAGCCAGCCTCGTCGCGAACTCGACGATGCCTCCAAGCATGTGCGCCATAATACGCAAGTTGGCGTCGTACATCGGCACGCTAGTAGTCTCATCGGACATATGTTTCCTCGTGCTGGTTGTGACGACTGCACGTTGGCCGAACTGCCGGGTGCGGGCAACTGCGCCCGGCAGGGAGGCATGTCGCGATGATCGGCCTCACCGAACACCAGCGCCGCCTGCTCGACTACCTCGAGAGCTTCATCGCAGAGAGCGGCGGCATCGCCCCGACCTTCACGCAGATGATGGTCCACATGGACATGGTCTCGAAGTCGGGCGTCCATCGCCTGCTCGCGGCCCTTGAGGAACGCGGTGCGATCCGCCGGATCCCGCACCGCGCCCGCGCGATCGAGATCATTCCCCAGCGCGCCAACCTGCGCGCGATCGCCACCGACGACCTGCTCGACGAGATCGCTCGCCGCGGCTGGACCGTCACACCTCCTGTTCGCTCTTTCCATGCAGCCGAGATAGCCCATGCCTGACAACCAAGTCTGCCGCATTGCAGCACGATCCAAGACAGATCTGTCCACCTCGCTTTCTGCCGGTTGGAGCCGGGTTCGCAACACGATGGGCTCCGGTGCCTTCGCAGATGCGAGCGACATCGAAGACGTCACGATCCGTCGTGGCATCGCTGGCCCGTCCCTCCCCGCTGCGGAGAACGTCTTCAACAGCCTCGCCGCTGATCCTACCGCTCTCAACGAAGTGCTCAGCCTCTATGGCTTGACCGCGACACCGAAGGTCACGGCCGAGATCAGCGACATGGACCTGATCACGGGCATGTCTGGCGCCGTCGCGGAATACCTGCGCCGCCTCGCCGATGGTCGCCGCTGCCACATCGATGACAGCGCGCTGGCCAACCTTTTCCGGCCGATCATCCCGCAGATGCAGGCCATCGTCGACGCGGACAACGCGCGGCGCGGTGTTTCATCGATCCCGGCCCAGCGCGGGAAGTGAGTTCGACGCGGCCAGGGCGGACGCGAAAGAGAGAGGATGGGGACGGTACGACACCCATCGGGCGCGATCGAAGCGGGGGTGAAAATGCCACCCATTCAACCGCCGCGTCGGAATCCTCTCCCGCCCCACCATTCGAGGAGACGGCAGTGAGCAGCACATTCGTATCAGGTCATGGATCGCAGCAGTTGCGCCTCCTGCGCCGCGCGATCCGCGACGGCCTGAGCATCGAGGAAGCTGCGGATCGCTCCGGTTACGACCTGCCGACCGCGCGGCTCTGGTCCGCCGATGACCTCAAGAATCCCCCGCCTGAGGAGGCCTACACGCTCCTCTATGATCCCGACGCACCGGCGGATGCGTCCAGCAAAAAGGAGGCCGCCGTGGCCAAGGAAGACGAAGCAGGCGAATACCAGCGCCCCGACGCCGGGAAGGCGTTCGAGATCTACGACAAGCAGATCAAGCCGAAGCTGGCGAAGATGGACACGCTCAAGGGCGACCTGTCCCAGCCCTACGACGACATCAAGGAACAGGCGCATTTCCCGCGCAAGGTGCTGAACTTCATCGTGTCGCTCGAAGGCGAGGAAGATGCGAAGCGCGATCACCTCCTCCTCGCGCTGTCCGAGGGGCTCAAGCACCGCAAGCTGTTCCTGCCCCGCGACCTCGTCACCATGGCGAACGGCGAGGCCAATCAGGACATCGTTGGAACCGAGGCGCGGGAAGACGACGACCTGCTGGTCGACGAGGAAGAGGACGAGCAACCCCCGCTCGCTGCCCAGACCGAAGCCTTCACCGAGGCCTCCGACGAAGAAGTCTCGCAACAGGCCGGCCGCAAGCCGCGTCGCACCGCTCGCCCGGCCTCGATCAGCAGCATCGCCCCGCCGCCCAAGCCCGGCGCCGAAGCACGAGCCCACTGACCTTCACGTCCGGGCGTAACCCCGGGCGCGACCGGACCCTGGCAGGCGGCATATGCCTCGAGAATCCTGCCAGGGCGAGGATCGCGCAGAAGATGCGGAGATCCTATGAGCTACCTTGCGCTCGACCTGAGCAAATCATCCACCGGCTGGGCGCTATGGACGCCCGGTACCGACGCGCCGCGCTACGGGCATTGGGTCCTAGGCTCCGAGTACACCTCGAACGGCGGTGTCTATGCCAAGCTGCACCGCTGCATGTCCGACCTCCACAAGGTCATGGGCTTCGAGAAGCTGTACTTCGAGGAGCCGATCACACCCGGGCAGTTGCAGGGCGGCACGACGGTCCAGACCATCTGGCTGCTCAGCGGCCTCGCCTCCCACGCGCAGTCCTTCGGTCACATCAAGCGGTGCCGGATCGTCAAGGAGGTGAACGTCGAGCGGTGGAGGAAAGACTTCATCGGCGACATGGTCGTGCGCGAGGTCAAGGCTGGGACGCGGCGCCGGCGCAAGGCAGGCGACACCAAGGCCAGCAGCACAAACCTGCTCAAGAAGCTTGTCATCGAACGGTGCAAGCAATTCGGTTTCGCGCCCAAGACCAACGACGAGGCCGATGCGATCGGCATCCTGACCTACGCCATCCTGCTAGACGGGATTACGCCGCCATGGCTCGCGGCCGAGACGTTGCGGCCCCAGCTCGGGAGCGCGGCGGCATGACAGCGATCGTCGGCATCCACCCGCAGCACGACATCGTCCCCGGCCGCTATCGGCTGGATTGGGAAGGTCGCCTCCATCCGGAACGCTACGGCTTCATCCGCGCCGTCGCCATGGTCACGGTCAGGGCGCGCGCGACCGATGATGTCCGAGCCCCCGTTGCCGCCGAGAAGATTCGCGCCGAATGCGCCGCCGAGGCAAGCGAGCGGGAAGCCCGGTTTCGCGAGGCGAAGCGCCTGACCGTTGCTCATCCAACCAAGGTATCTCCGCAGCCCGCCGAACGCCCGCTGCGCAGCCTTGCGCGACAGGAGAAGCCCGCGAACCGACCGGCCCCGCAGCCCGCGCCTGAGGTGTCTGACGAGGACGAGGATTTCGCCGACTTCAAGCGGCGCGTGGCCGCCAAGCAGGCCGCCCGGCTCAAGGCCGCAGCGATGATCTCCGAGCCGAAGATCGACGGCAAGCAGGTCGCCGCCGTCCACCGCGAGATGAAGCTAGGGCCGCCGCCGAAGAAGGTGCCGACGCGCCGCGCGCTGACCGACAGCGAATGCCACGCCTGCGGTACCCGCACCACGATCGGTTGCGAGCACTTCCTGCCGTTCCTGGGGGACGCGCGGTGAGACGCAACAAATCCGACGGGGTCGTGTACTTCATAGGGCCGGAAGCGACCAAGTTGCGCGCGTTCGATACCACTCTCTGCGTCAAGATCGGCTTCACGAGCGGATGCCCCCAGCGCCGCATGAACTCCTTCCAAGCGGGTAGCCCGGTCCCCCTCGAACTGCTGGCCTACACGGACGGCACGTTGGCGTTGGAGCGGGCATTCCACGAGGTGTTCGCGCCGCTCGCATCGCATCGCGAGTGGTTCTTCTTCTGCGACCGCCTCAGTTCCTTCCTCTGGTATCTCGATGCCGCTGAGCCGTTCATTCCCCGAGAGCGCTTGATCAACGCGATCTCCGACATTCTCTGGCCCGACAGCCCGGTACCGCATCCATCGATCGACGAGGCCGCTTGGCGCTCTTCCGCGCACGTCAGCCCCCTACTTCCCTTCTTCCCGGAGTTGACGCGGTGACAGACCGACCGACACCCCCTGTCTCGGCCGACGCCGACCTGCAGGACTTTCCGTTCATGCCCCTGCACGTCGCGCGGCTGCGTGACAGCGACCTCGCCGCCGAGGAGGAGCCGGAGGCATGCTGGTACGCCGTGCTGCTCTGGGCCGCGTCCTGGCACCAGCTTCCGGCAGGCAGTTTGCCCGACAACGACACCGTGCTGATGCGCCTCGTTGGCCTCGGTCGCGACAAAAAAACTTGGCATCGGAACAAGGAAGGCGCGATGCGCGGCTTCGTTTTGTGCAGCGACGGAAGATTTTATCATCCGGTCGTCGCCGAGCAGGTGAATGAGGCATGGGACGGGAAAATCCGTCAGCGCCATCGCACTTTCTGCGCCGCCGTCCGCAAGCACAACGAGCGCAATCCCAAGAATAAGCTGGAATCTCCGTCGTTTGAGGATTGGGATGGCCTTGGTCGTCCGGAGCGCGTCACAGACGTGGTCACGCAAATGTCTCGCGTGACGGATGACGATGTCACGCGTGACAAACCTACGCGTCACGGTGACGTCACGCGTGAAACGGCATCCAAGAGAAAGGGACAGGGACAGGGACAGGGACAGGGACAGGGAGATTCTAATAATAAGGGTTCAGTAGGTACTGACGTACCTACCGGCGCTGACGCGCCCGGCGGCCCGGATGATGGTCAACCCGATCCGGACGAACCTCCCGCCACCGATCCCCCTGCCCCGACCGCCCAGGACCTGACGAAGGCCGTGTTCGACACCGGCCTCGCGATCCTCCGGAACGCCGTCCCGACCGAGCAACAGGCTCGCAAACTCCTCGGCAAGTGGCGCCAGCAGTTCAGCGACGGCGTCGTGCTCACCGTGCTCGCCCACTGCGAACGCGAGCAGCCTTCCGATCCGGTCTCGTGGATCGTCGCCTCCCTCCAAGCCGAACAGCGAAAGGTTTCCGGCAATGGCTCAGCAAATCGCACAGGTGCTCCCCTCCCTCAGCGTGGTGGAGGCTCAAACCAACCCCGCGCTGGCTTCGAGCGACGCGCTGTCGAAGCTGGATCTCGCCAAGATCCCCGCCCGGCTTACGGACGCGATGCTGGCGAAACTGGAAGCGATCGCGAACTGCCCCTTGCCGACGCCCGCGTCCTGCCCCGTGGGTAGCTTCAACGCCACCATGGCCGGGCTCCAAGCATGCCTGCCGAGCCAGAACCGCAGCGACGTTTCGCTCGAAGCGCAAGCCGAGGCCTACGGGCGGATGCTCGGCGGGTACCCGGCGGAAGCGATCCGGTACCTGGAAACCCAAGCCCTTGCCCGCTGCAAGTGGTTCCCGACGATCGCCGAGTGCTTGGAAATCCTGCGAGGGTTCACGGTGCGAAACCCCCTCGCCGCCAAGCGCTCCGACGTCCTGCGCCGGATCAGCGCCGAGCACACCACCCGCTTCGACGAGGCGATGTTCCGGCTGATCGCCGACGACGAGGTTCCCCAGGACTGGATCGATGCTCTGCCCGAGACGTGGAAGCAGATGGCGGAAACCCGCTCGCTGCTGCGGCTTGAGGACGACGGCCGCTACACGCTTCGCCAGAGCGCGGCGCGCGAACTGGCCGCCGCCCGTATGGCGAGGAAGCGGGGATGAGCGACACGGCGGACGCCTGGCTCGCCACTGGATCGCGCTGGTCGTGGGACGACATGCTGGCGTGGTGCGAGGACAACAACTCGCGGCCTTTCAGCCGTGAGATGGAGCGCTGGTATTACGTCGAGACGATCGACGGGCCGAACGGAAAGGCCAACCAGATCCAGTCCCTCGAAGGTGTCGACGCCAGCGCCGCGCGCAAACTGATCCGGGGTGAACTGACCGATTTCGCCGGCTGGACCGAGGAGCGGACGCGGGGATACCGGTCCTGGCTTCGCGCCCACGTCCGCCGCGGCATGACCAACGAGCGATACCACTCGCTCATGCAGGGAGGCCTGCTGTGACCGCAGGAATTCGACGTACCAGCCTGACACCATATGCCGCCAGCATGCGGGATCCAGACCCCGCCATGGCGCGCAAGGCCGCCCGGGACGCCTACGAGGCGACCGACGGTGAAATGGTCCTGATCAACCGGAAATGGCTGAATTCATGGACCGACCAGAAGCAGCTCGATCTGCTCGCAAGCAAGGCCCTCGGGGTGAAAGGAAGAGTTTGAAAATGAACGGGGCTGACGAAGCGGTGCAGCGCACCAAGCGGGCACAGACGGACGAGCGCCGCAGGGTCCAGGCGATCATCGACCGCGATGCCGGCGATGCGGCGCGCGAGGACATGCGCAAGGCTGCGGAGGCCGAGGTGAAAGAGGGTTCGTTCGTCCATCTCGACGATACGGTGGTGCCGCCGACCCGCGAGTGGAGCGAAAAAGGCGATGTCGAGCGGTACACGCCGAAGGCACCGGACGGCACGGTGCGGTCGGTCACCACGGTGCGGCGCGTAATCACCCCCATCGTCGTCCGCATGCATCGGGCGGGCAAGATGAGCGACGAACATGCCCTGGCCTGCCTGTGGTATCGCCAGACCTACGAGATGGCTGGCATCGAAGGGCATAGCGCGAGCAGCCAGTGGAACCCGAACAGCACGATCCGGCGCGGTGCCGTGGAGGCGGGCTTCGGCTATGTGCCAACCAGCGAGGCGGTGGCCGAGGCTCGCGACGCATTCCGCGCCGCCCGCGCCGCGCTACCAGCGTTTTACATCCGTTTCTTCGAGGCGATTGTGCTCAACGATGTCCCCCTGCGCCGCGCATCCCGCTTCGCCAAGTGCCGCGATGACCGGGCGCCGCGCCGGTTCCGAGACGTTGCCGACGTCCTGTTCGACCACTGCGCGAAGGCCAAGGTGAGCATGCCTCAACTTGAGGATGAAAAAAGTGCTTGATCCGGGAACCGTTTTCGATCAAAAAGCGGCTGTCCGAATTGCGCCCAGCGCAGACGCAGCCCGCTCCAAGCGGGCTTTTTCGTACCCGGATTATCGCAGAAATCTGAGGTTTTCCTGATGGCGCGTCCGGCGCAAGGCGATCGCATAAAGCTCGACAGGCTCCGCGTTGCCAGGCCGAAAGCTCAGCAGCTTGCGCGGGGCGTGAAACTCGACGCCAAGCCCATGGCCGAACTGCTCGGCCTGAGCTGGCCCGCGCTTCGGGATTGGGTCGATGCGACCCCCGCCCTCGAGACGAAGGGGGCGGTGAAGCGCGGCGGCAACGGCGTCCCTTGGGAGTTCAAGCCGCTCCGCGCCATCGACCTGCTGATCGCCCACTTCACGGCGCGAACAGAGAAGCAAGCGCAGAAGAACAAGGCGATCCGCAAGGCGGTGGGCGTCAGCCTGCCGGACGACGAGGATGCGGCCACCTTCGTTGAGACGAAGCAGATGGTCGATATGACCCTGTCGGTCGTCGCCGCTCGCGAAAAGCAGCGGGAATACACGCCCAAGGGGGAAATGCTGGCCTTCATCGAGGGCTACAACCAGACCGTCACTGCGGCGATCTTGGGGGTGCGAACGCGGGTCGACCCTAACGGCAACCTACCTCCTCACGTGAGGTCTGCGGTCGATGATTACCTCCGCAGCGTTGCCACGCATGTGCACGCCGCCGCGATGAAGTTTACAGAGGAGCAGCGACGCAGTGCGGGTCTACAGCAGAAGGGAGTTGGCTGAGCAGGCACGACTGCTTGCGGCCAATGAATTCTGCGAACAGCCCTGGGACATCGCGGCCGGGGCGTTGGGGTTTCTCAAACCTCGGGACACCTTGACCACGCTGGAATGGTCGAAGACGCGGCGAGTTGTTCGCAAGCCTGACGGCACGAAGACCGACTGGTCGCCGACCCGGTCCAAGGCACTGCTTCCCATCGCGGAAGCCCACGACAACCCTAACGTGCGCGAGATCATCGTGCCGAAGCCGTCGCGCATCGGCGGCACCATGATCGCGGAGAACTTCGCGGCGAAGTGCCTCGACAATGGCCCGTCATGGGACGTGATGTGGTATCTCGCCGGTCCCAACGAGGTCACCTCTTACGCCGATCGCGTCCTGCGGCCGATTATGGAGGATCATTTCGCCGGCCGCCTGCCTAAGTCCGGCACAGACGGTAATACCAAGACGCTCAAGCGTGTCGGCTCACAGACCTTCGAACTGATGGTCATGTCGAAAACAACCACGACGAACCGGCAAGCGGGGTACATCGTCTTCGACGAGCCCGACAGTTACGGCAAAGCCTGGCGTTCGAACTTTCTTGAACAGGGTCGTCAGCGCCAGAGCGACCTCGGCACCGACCGCAAGATTTACGCCTGCGCCCACCCCGACGTGGGCTGGTCTGGCGGAATCGCGGCGGCATGGATCTTGTCGACGCAGGGCATTTTCATCTTCCGCTGCCCATGCTGCGGCGCCCACGGTTCACCCTACCCCACCCGACATTGGGCTGACGTTCCGCGCTTCCGTCTCGATTACACGAAGGCGCCGGAGGGGACGCCGATCGATCAGCGCCTCGCCCTCGCCCGACGCACCGCAGCGATCGCATGCCCCCACGGCTGCGCGCTGGGCGAACTGGAGCGCGGTCAAATGATCGATGACGGTTCCTACATGCACAAGGGTCAGGTGCTCGACATCGATGCCGGTATCATCGGTGAAATTGAAGAGAACGAGACCTGGGGTTTCTGGGTGCACGTTCTCATGTCCGGGCAGGTTCCCCTGTCCAGCCTCGCCGCCCAGCTCGAAGGTGCCCTCGAGCACAAGGAGCGCACCGGGAAGAACGACAAGCTCAAGCAGGTTCTGGTCCGCACGTTCGGCGAAGCCTTCGAGAGCGAAGCCGACCTGAAGGGGGTCGATGCTGCGAGCTTGAAACGCCGGACCGACGCACTGGCGAAGCCCGCCAAGGATGGCGATTGCGACGTGGTGGACTTTCCGCTGGGCGTTGTGCCCGCACAAGTCCGTTTCATCACGGCGGCGGCAGATCCCGGTCACCGCAAGGTGGACGTGCTATTGCGCGGCTGGGACTTGGAAGGCCGGTCCTGGCTGATCGACCGCCACACGATCCGCCAGCGGCGGCACAAGGATGGTGTTGATCGCGACATCGACCTCGTCAACGTGCAGGACGACTGGCACGTCCTTGATGATGTCATCGACCGGATGCTCCCGATGCAAGAGCAGCCGGGCTTTGCGATGCCGGTTGCAGTGCTGCTGATCGACAGCGGCGACGGCAATATCACGAACAAGGCCTACGAGTACGCCCGGCGCATGTCGGATCGGAAGTGGGCCACGTGGGAGCGGGTCCGGCCCATCAAGGGTATGGGCGGCAAGCGCCCTCACCTCGGGCTCAAGCCAAGTTGGCTGAGCGTCGATGACGACGGAAAGAAGATCGAACCGCCGGTACCGCTTCATATCGCGGGCGTGGACGGGTTGAAGGACGACATCTTCGGCAACGACAAAGGCGCCGGTTACCTGCTCATCGACGACGGGTCGCCGGGGCAGATCTACTTCGCGGCGAACTTCCCGCAGGCCGGGTACGATGAGCTATTCCGCGAGCCCAAGATTGATGGAAAGTATGAGCGCAACGGCGCGCAGGAGACCATCGACTTGCTCGCCTACACCGAATGCGGACGTCTGCTGCTCAAGCCCGACCGCACCGACATCAAATGGTCCGAGGGCAAGTTGCCGCCCTGGGCCACGCCCGTGTCCCTCAAGCCGAAAGGGGGTGATCACGAACGCAGCGGGCGAGACGACGAGGCAGCACCGACGAAACCGTCAACACCATCGAAGCGAAACCCCTGGTCTTCGCTCAACAGGAACTGACCCACCGCATGACGAGCCAACGCACGACTACCGAGATCCTGGCGGACCTCGTCAGCGCTCGCGCCGCGCGCATGGCGCTCGCGAACGGCGAGCGGGTCGAAGACGTCTGGCGCGATGGCAAACGGCTTCGCTTCACGACGATGACGCTGGACGAGATGCAGACTCTGATTGCCGGTCTCGAAAGCGAGTACGCGCAGGCCGCTGCCGTCGAGGGTGGTGGCCGCAGGCGCCGCGCGATCAGCCTGGGATACCGGAACTGACATGGCGGTGTTCGCGAGCCTGAAGGCGGCATTCGGCATCGGCGGCAACCAGGCCAACCAGAAGCGGGACGCCGCGCGCAACGACCTTTCGGAGTTCTCCGGCTGGCGCGGAAACAGCCGGTTTGCGGGTACGTCGAACTACGGCGATGCGGACATGATCCGCAACCGCGCCCGCAGTCTCGACGAGGACAATGGCTGGATCAACGGCGGCCTCGATCGCCGCGTCGAATCGGTCATCGGTGTCCGCATCCGGCTCAATGCTCAGCCAAAGCACGATATCCTCAACCGGGACTATGCGTGGCGGATGGGCTGGACCCCGCTGGTGCAGTCGCGCTTCGAGGTCTGGGCCAACGACATCGAGCATCGCAACGACGCTCGCCAGCGCCTCACCTTCGGAGCGCAGGCCAAGCTCGCCTATCTGACCTACGCCCGGGATGGCGAAGTGGCGGCCGAGGTTCGCGACAATCGTCGCGGCCTGACCAACACGACCAACGTGCTGCTGATCGAGCCTGAACGCATCAGCCATCCGCAAGACCGCGGCCTCTCGGAATCGCCCCGCCTGCGCAACGGCTTCGCCTACGATGAGAACGGCGCGATGCTCGGGGCCTATGTCCGCTCGGCGCACCCCGCCGACCCCAACGCCGGATTTGCATCAGCGCGCTGGGACTATATCCCGGTTCGCGGCAAGACGGGCCGGGCCAAGTTCGTTCACGTCTTCTCGCCTCGCCGCATCGAGCAGGAGCGCGGGATCAGCCGCCTCGCCGAAGTCATGCTGCCGGCGAAGATGCTGGACCGGGTGGACCGGGCAGAAGTCAACGCCGCGCTCAAGGCCGCGATCTTCTCGCTCTTCATCAAGTCGCCCGGCACCACCGACGATGTCCAGGCTGCGCTCGCCCCAGCGAACGACGACAGCCAAGTCGATCCATGGATCCAGGCCTACATCGATGAGCGTGCACGCAACCCGGTGTACGTCGATGGTGCGCAGGTCACGCACCTCATGCCCGACGAGGACGTGGTTACGCCGGATGCGGCGCACCCGAACTCGAACTACCCGAATTTCGCTCGCTTCATCCTGCAGAAGATTTCGGGATCGTTGGGCATCTCGTACCCCCAGCTCTCGCAGGACTGGTCGGGCATCAACTATTCCTCGGCGCGCGCTCTGCTCAACGAGCTGTGGCGCTCGTTCATGGAAGATCGCTGGTTCTTCACGCAGCACTTCCTGACGCCGATCTACGCCGCGTGGCTCGAGATCGAGGTCGCGAACGGCGACATCAAGATCCCGGGCGGCCCGGTCAACTTCTACCGCAACAAGACGGCGATCTGCATGTGCGAATGGATTGGGCCGGGACGCGGCTCGGTCGATCCGCTGAAGGAAGCCAACGCCAACAACCTCGACGAGGCGGCGGGCCGCAAGTCCACCGTCCAGTCCATCCGCGAGGACGGTCGCGAACCCATCGACGTCCTGCAAGAGCAGGTCTGGTACGATGAGACACGAGCCGGGATGGACCTCGCCCCGGTGAATCGCAACGTGAAGGCGGCGACGGACGCCTCGAACGCCGATCAAGTAGCCCAGGACACCGCCGAGCAGACCCGTGAGGACGCAACCGCATGAGCAAGTTCGCGCGGGTCGCCTCCCGCCTATTCAACGCGCCTCTGATGCTCCGTCCCGAGAAGGCGGAAATGCTGTGCGCGGCGCTAGTCGACCGCCTTGGGATCGCCAAGCTCGACACCATCGATGGCAGGACGCTTGAGGCCTCGCAGCTCCGCCAGAAGGCGATGGGTTGGTATGATGACTACGTGCCGAAGACGGCGCGGGACATGTACACGATCGAGGAGCGAGTAGCCCGGATCGCCATCGATGGCACGCTTGTGCACAAGCTGGGCGGTGTGGAGCCGTCTTCCGGGATGGTCGGTTACGACCAAATCGACCGCATCCTCGAAGATGCGCTGGCGAACAAGGAGGTCGGTGCGGTCCTACTCGACATGGACAGCCCCGGCGGCGAAGTCGCGGGCTGCTTCGATTTCGCCCGCAAGCTCTCCCGGCTGTCCCTCAAGGGCGGCGGCAGCAAACCGATCATCGCGTTCGCCAACGAGATGGCCTGCAGCGCGGCCTACGCCGTCGCTAGTTCCTGCGACGCCGTGATGACCACCGAGACTGGCATCGCCGGCTCCATCGGTGTGTGGACCATGGTTGTCGACATGACCAAAGGTCTGAGCAAGGGCGGCATCGACGTCACCATGGTGCGCGCCGGTGAGCGCAAGGCGCGGGGCGGCCCATACGAGCACGCCGACCGCGAGACGTTCGCCAAGCTGCAGGCATGGGTCGACGAAACGTGGGGCATTTTCTGCCAGCATGTCGCCGACCAGCGGCGCGTCCTTTCGCCCAGCGCGGTCCGCGCGCTTGAAGGCGACTGGTTCACTGGTTCCGACGCAATCGACATTGGCCTCGTCGATGCAGTCGATTCACCCGAGGCTATTTTCGAAGCGGTAGCCGCGCTGGCCCGCTGACACCTAAGAAAAGGAAGCGCTTATGACCACTGCCGCCCAAGGCGTGCAGAAGGCCCTCGCGCGCGCTGGCGCCAGCGTGATCGCGATTGCCGAAATGTCCGCCGACGACCTGCTCGCGCAGATGACCGATGAGCAGAAGACCGCCCTCTCCGCATCGATCGCCCCGCCCGCGCCGAAGGCCGATGTGAAGACCGGCGACGACCAGCCCGATGACGCCAAGGAAGCCGAGGCGAAGAAGGGCAAGGAGGCCGATGCCTCCGCCGCAAGCGCCGCCGACCCCCGGGTCAAGGTCGTGGCTGCAGCAGTCGCCTCCGACGATGCCTGCAAAGGCAAAGCCGATCTGGCGCTGTCGATGCTTGCGGACGATGACTACGCGACCCTTTCCGCCGCAGGCATCGTCAAGTTGCTCGGCAAGTCCACGATCGGCGCCGAAGCGTCCGGCGACGCAGAAGCCGCAGCGCGTGCCGAGATGAAGGCCGCGCTCGCCGAGACCACCAACAGCGGCGTCGAAGCGAACGGCGGGGGGAAGCCCGACAAGAAGCAGGCCGCACGGTCTGCCTGGGACAACGTCCTCGCCAGCATGAACCCGACCAAGGCCGCCTGATCGGCGCGCCAGCACAAGGAACCTGAAAAATGGCTGCACTCACCGAAGGGATGCACGAGGGCGAGTTCATCGGCGAACTCGCGATGGGCATCGGCTACCACATCAAGGAGGTCACCCTCCTCTCCGGCCAGAAACTCTCCGCTGGCCGCGTTGTCGGCAAGATCACCACCGGCGGCAAGTACAAGGCCTACGACAACACGCTGAGCGATGGCGCCGAGGTTGCCGCCGGCATCATGTACGCCGCCGTCGACGCCACCGCAGGTGACGTGACCAATGCTCGCATCATGTTCCGCGGCCCCGCCACCGTGAACGGCAACGACCTCGGCTGGGGCGGCAATGACGCGGCCGGTGTCACGGCGGGCAAGGCCGACCTCGAACTCCTCGGCATCAACGTCGCCTAACGGCGCATCGAAAGGACAATACCCCCATGGCTCACATGGACATTTTCAACGACGATGCGTTCGGCCTCGTCACCATGACGCAGGCGGTCGAGCGCATGCCGACCGTACCAACGTTCCTCGGGAGCCTCGGTCTCTTCGACGAGGAAGGCGTCAACACCGACATCGTTTCGATCGAGCAGAAGGGCACGACCCTTCAGCTCATCCCGACCAGCCAGCGCGGCACCGACGTTCCGATGGGAACGACCGACAAGCGCCAGCTCCGCCACTTCACCATCCCGCGCGTTGCCAAGGGCGATCAGGTCTTCGCACGCGAAGTGCAGGGCCTGCGCGCTTTCGGCACCGAGAGCGAACTGGAATCGGTAATCCGTCTCATCGCGCAGAAGCAGAAGAAGCTCTTGACCGAGCATGCGCTGACGATGGAGTATCACCGTCTCGGCGCGATCCAGGGCCTTCTGCTCGATAGCGACGGCTCGGTGCTCTACAATTACTTCACCGAGTTCAACATCTCGCAGCCCACCGAGATCGACTTCGATCTCGACAACGCCAACCCGACGCCCGGCGCGCTCCGTTTCAAGATCGCAGCGGCCAAGCGCGCGGCGATCCGCGCATTGGGCGGAACCTACGTCCCCGGCGTGACGCGGTTCCTCTGGCTCTGCGGCGACACCTTCTACGACCAGTTCGTGAACCATGCCGACGTCACACGGACTTACGCCAACTGGGAAGCGGCGGTGAACCTGCGCCAAGCCAACGTCTTCGACACGTTCAGCTTCGGCGGCATGGAGTGGCACAACTACCAGGGCACCGACGACAACAGCACGGTCGCGATCGCACCGACCAAGGCCAAGCTGGTCGTGCTTGGCGCGCCGGGACTCTATCGCCGCGTCAACGGCCCGGGCGAAGACTTCGAGACGGTCAACACCATCGGCCTGCCCATCTACTCGAACCTCGTGCGCGACACCAAGCGCAACCAGTGGGTCCAGCCCGAGATCTTCTCGTACCCGCTGCACCACGTCACGCGGCCCGAGGTTCTGCTCAGCGGGCGCAATACCTGATCCCTCCCGAGGGGTTCCCGGGGCGTGAGGGCGGCGAGCAATCGTCGCCCTCCGCTTTTACGAGCCGCCGACCGCGACGGTTCTTGAAAGCGAAGGAGACCAACATGAAGGTCAAGGCCACCAACCAGATCATCGATTGGGACGCGGACGCGGGCCAGATGGTCGTGATCAATGCCGGCGACGTCGGCACCCTCAACGAGACGATGCGCGCCAAGCACGAAGGATCGTGGGAGCCGCATGGCGACGACGACCTCGAAGACGAAGACGAAGGTTCGGCACCGGACAACGACGTCCCCGACATCGATGCCTTGCGTCAGCGCATCGCGGAGCTGGAAGGGGAGAACGCCGAGGTCGCCACGCTCCGCACCCGCGTCACCGAGCTGGAAACGGAGCGAGACGAATTGCTCGCCGAACTCGAAGAGGCCGACAAGCAGATCGCGGAACTCACCCCGGCAGAGAACGCGGCCGACGCCGACCAGACCGGTGACGACCTTGGCGCCCTGCGCGAGGAGTACGAGAAGCTGGCCGGAAAGAAGGTGTTCAACGGCTGGGACGCCCAGACCGTTCGCGCCAAGATCGCCGAGCTGAAGGCTGATGCCGACAAGACCGGTGACGAAGGCGATGCGCCCCCGGCCTGA